TATCTTCAACAGAATCTGCAAAAAGAGGTAAACCTAAATACTATTCTATGTATGGAGGAGCAACAGGTAATACAGATACTACATCTGGAAGAATGATGTTTGCCCCGGTCCCTGATTCAACATACAAATTCAGAGTGCATTATAACAAAATGCCAGCTACTTTAGAGTCTGGTAATGCTACTAACTATATTAGCTTAAACTTTCCAAATGGTTTATTATATTGTTGCTTATCAGAGACTTATGGTTTTTTAAAAGGTCCAATAGATATGTTGACACTATATGAAAATAAGTATAAACAAGAGGTACAGAAGTTTGCTAATGAGCAAGTTGGTAGAAGACGAAGAGATGACTACACAGATGGCGCTATTCGAATACCAGTAAAATCAGCAAACCCTTAGGAGATAAATTATGGCAATAACATCAGCAATTTGTACAAGTTTCAAACAAGAAATTTTAGTAGGTACTCACAATTTTACAGCAACAAGTGGAAACACTTTTAAAATAGCTTTATATACAAGTTCAGCATCACTAGGTGCAAGTACAACAGCTTATAGTGCAACAAATGAAATTACAAATGCATCAGGAACTGCTTACACTGCAGGCGGTGCAACTCTTACAAGTGTAACTCCTACAACTTCAGGAACTACAGCGATATGTGATTTTGCAGATGTTAGTTATACTTCAGCATCTTTTACAGCGAATGGTGCTTTAATTTATAATGACACAAATTCTGATAAAGCTTGTGCAGTTATCGCTTTTGGTAGTGATAAAACTGTAACTAGTGGAACTTTCACTATTCAATTTCCAACAGCAGACGCAAGTAACGCAATCATTCGTATAGCGTAAGGAGGAAGTCCTTATGGCTACATCAATTTGGGGAGGAGATGATCCCTCAGTAGCATGGAATGAAAATTCATGGCAATCTAATCTTGCAACAGTTATATTAACAGGAGTTTCAACAACAACATCAGTCGGATCTATAGATGCTTTTAATACAGCAGGATGGGGATCGGATGCTTGGGGTGAAGATGGTTGGGATGGAACTTTTACAGTAGTTTTAACAAGTGCAGGTGTTGCAACAACAGCTGTTGGTTCTGTAGAAGTAGATGCAGAAATAGGTTCTGGTTGGGGCCGAGGTGAATGGAACAACAACGAAGGTTGGGGTATTCAAGGAACTGTAATACTTGAAAGTTTATCTGCAACTGTATCTTTAGGTTCTGTAACAACTGCTGATGTAATGGGACTAACAGGAGTTTCTGCAACAGCTAGTATTGGATCAGTTACAATGATCGGTAACGTAGTTGTGACTCCAACAGGAATTTCTGCAACAACAAATTTAGGATCAGTTACTGTTGCTGATGTAATTGGAGTGACAGGAGTTTCTGCAACAGTAAGTGTAGGATCTATTTCTCCTGCAGATGTTATGGGAGTATCTACAGCAGGAGTTGGAACAACAGCTATTGGAGATGTTAGTGTTACTTCAAATCCTACTATTTTACCAACAGGAGTTTCTGCAACAGTAAGTGTAGGATCTATTTCTCCTGCAGATGTTATGGGATTAACAGGAGTTTCTGCAACAACTTCAGTAGGAAGTTTAAGTCCTCCTGTTGTAATGGGATTAACAGGAATTTCTGCAACAATAAGTGTCGGAGACTTATTTATTCAGGCATATCAAGATGTTGACACAGGTTCAAATACATCGTATACAAGTGTTGCAACAGGATCAAATACAAGTTATAGTGACGTTGCATAATTAGGAGATTACATGGCATCAACATACACACCTTTAGGAGTTGAACTACAAGCAACCGGAGAAAATGCCGGAACTTGGGGAACAAAAACTAACACTAATTTACAAGTTTTCGAACAAATATCCGGTGGGTATACTGCACAAGCAGTATCCGATTCTGGTGACACTACTTTATCTGTTTCTGATGGAGCAACTGGTGCAACTCTTGCACATAGAATTATAGAATTTACAGGTTCATTAACTTCAGGAAGAAATGTAACAATCCCTCTTGATGTACAAAATTTTTATGTTTTAAAAAATGGAACTTCAGGTTCACAAACTGTAACATTTAAATATGCTAGTGGTACAGGAACGAGCGCTGCAGTTGCGTCTGGTAAAACTATTATTGCTTATGCAAAAGCAGACGATGGCACAAATCCAAATATAACAGCAGTTGAATTTGGCGGAGATGTTGTTGATGATACTTCACCACAATTAGGTGGAAACTTAGATGTTAATGGAAACGATATTGTTTCAACTTCAAATGCAGATATTGATATTATACCAAATGGAACTGGTGATGTTGTTCTTTCAGCAGATACAGTAAAAGTTGGAGATAGTGGTGCAGCCGCTACTCTTACATCAAATGGAGCAGGAGCATTAACTGTTACTACTGGAGGCGCCGCAGATCTAGTTTTAAATACAAATAGCGGAACAAACTCTGGAACTGTTACTATTACAGATGCTGCTAATGGAGATATTACTGTAGCACCAAATGGTACAGGTAGAGCAAAAGTAACTAATGCAACATCAAGTTCAACACAAACTGTAACTACGGATGGAAAAGGACTTGTCTTCTCCATGGTTTTCGGGTATTAATATCAAAGGAGAATAAAAAATGGCAACACCAAATCTTGTAAATATAGCAACGATCACACCTAAAAATGCTATGGGCACTTTAGGGGATACTAACAGAACTACTATGATCGATGTTCCTGCAGAAACTGCAGTAAGAATAGACACAATATTATTAGCAAACATTGACGGAACTAATGCTGCAGACGTAACAGTAGAAATTAGTAATGACAATGGTTCAACTTATTATAAAATCGCAAGTACAATTTCTGTACCTGCAGATTCAACATTAGATTTAATTAGCAGACCTATCTATTTAGATGAAACAGATCTTATAGCTGTAACAGCTGGCGCTGCCAGTGACATAGCTTTTCATGTTTCTTATGTAGAAATGGTAGACTAATAGGAGGATAATTTAAATGCCAAAAATAATTAAGCCAGTAGCAAAAGGAGATTTTACAGCAGCAACAATTTCTGTTGATTCTCAAGGAAGAGTTGTAACTGCTGCAAGTGGATCAGCAGGAAGTGCTGGGATGACTCCTACACTTATGGCAACCGGTCCTGCTTCAGGAACTTTTACTGCAGCTGGCAACAGTAATAAACTTGTTATTTATGCAGCTTCGGGTGCTGGAGGAACAGGCGGTAAAGCTCCAACTAGAATTTCAGGAAAAGGTGGTAGTGGTGTTTTTGCTGTTTACGTTCACCCTATATCTGCACCTTTTTCACAACCTTACGCTGTAGGTGCTAGAGGAAATAGAGGATCTAATCATCCTGGTGCTGGAGCAAATCCTGGACCAGCTGGTGGTACTACTTCATTAGCGAATGTATTTAATTTAACTGGCGGTAATGGTGGAAATGCATCTACCAATAATGCATATGGAAATCCTGGAAATGTTGGAGCAGTTTCTAACTCTCCTGCACCAGCGACTTTTTCTTCAGCTACTAATACACTTGCGGATAACACAAGATACGTCGTACCAATGATAAGTGGTATGGGTTTTTCAGATATGTCTAATGGTCCTCAACCTGGTTTCATGCAACTAACTTATTCTGATGGTGTTAGAGGTGATTTAGTAATTTATGAGAATGGAGAATAGAAAATGGCTAGACATGGAATTTTTAACGAATTAGGTAGTCTTTTATATTTAGCAGAATCAGATGCTGAAAAAAATAGTCTTTCTAATAGAGCATGGCCCGCTTATCCAACAGCAGAAATTTCAGATCAATTATTTGAGGATGTTGCACACCTTCAAAAAAGAATAACATTAGAAGATGGGTCAGTAGTTGAAACTGCAACTAATTATTCTTTTGCTACTCTTACTGCAGAGGAACAATCTGCAGAAATTACACAAAAAGTAGCAGATCAATCAGAATCTATAGAACTTTTTATAGCTTCAAATCCTGATAATGAAGAGTTGTCAATTTGGCAAGATTATCTTTCTAAACTAGAAGCTATAGATGTAGATACTTTAGATTTACCTATATCCAATAATTCTTTTCAACAATGGTTTAATCAACAACCAGGATATCCTCAAAAAAAGTTTTTGCAATTACCTTAATTATTTGATCTAAATCAAATAATATATATATCAAAAAAAGTTTTTGCAATTACCTTAATTATTTGTTAAAATAATTTAAATGTTTTCAAGAAAGAAAAAAATAAAATTTCAATGTCATTCAGATCTTTTAGATGTTAAAGAAATAGAACCTAAACTTTCCAGACATTGTTTACCTGATTGGTATAAAAAAATTCCAAAAAATAACCATGTAAAAGGTTTAAATATAAAAAGCTGCATGCCTTTTATGGATAGTATGACAGCAGGTTATATATTACCTCTACCACAAGATTTTTATTTAGAATATAATATTTATAATGAAGAATTTAAAAAAAAAGATAGTGCTTTTAGATTTTGTTTAGATGGTCAAATTAATATCAATAAAATTGAAGACTATAATTTAAATAGCTCAGTTCCACAAACACACCCCACCTTTCAACTTGGAGGAGATAACTCATACGTTTCTAAAAAAAACGGAAGTCAACCTTTTTTAAAAATTTTAAACCCTTGGAAAATAGTAACACCTCCAGGGTATTCTTGTTTATTTACTTCTCCTTATTATAATGAAAATGATTATTGGAATATAATAACTGCAATTGTAGATACTGATAAATTTGAAGGGATGGTAAATTTTCCAATATTAATTAATCATGATAAATATCCAGAGTTTAAAAAAGAATTTAAACAAGGGATGCCTTATGTACAAGTTATTCCTTTTAAAAGAGATTCATGGTATTTTGAAAAAGAAATTATAAAACCAAATTTTTCTAAAATATTTAGTTATTTTTCACAATTTCAAGATAGATATAAAAAACAAAATTGGGTTAAAAAAATATGGAAATAAAAAATCTTATTCATATCGAAGATGAAATTATGCCTTATTCAATGTTGTCTTCTTTTATAAAATGGATTGCAAAAAATCCCGATATGTTTAAACAAGGACAAGTTACAAATGGTATTGATCAAAAAATAGATACTGAAGTTAGAAAAGTATCTAATGCTTATTTAGATTCAGGAATGCTTTCACAAACTGGAGTACATTGGTTTAATTTTTTATCTAGAACAATATTTAATATAATAGGTAATTATAGACAAAAATTAAATATACCTTCTGTTGAAATTAATGGTCTAACAGAAGTTACTATTTTAAAATATGAAAATTCTGATTTTTATAAACCCCATACTGATACTGCATCAAGAAGTCCCAGAACTTTATCTATAGTTTTGTTTTTAAATAATGACTATGAAGGTGGTGAATTAGTATTTAAATCTTTAGATTATCAAAAAGACATACTTACAGTTGATGTAAAGCCAAACAGAGCAGTTATTTTTCCAAGTAATTTTATGTTTCCTCATACAGTAAAACCTGTAACTAAAGGAACAAGATATGCGGTGGTATCATGGGCTCTTTAGAAAAAAATAAATACAAAGTTATTAAAAACTTTTTATCAAAAGAAGAAATTGAATTAGCTAAAAAATATATACTTATAAGGCATCGACAAAACAGTACAAAGTTTGATCTCCATCAAAATAATAATGGAGATACTATGTTTTACCAAGACCCTTTTACTGAAGCATTACTTTATAACAAATTAAAGTTAATGGAAAATAAAACTAAATTAAAATTATTTCCTACTTATTCTTTTTCAAGGGTGTATACTTATAACTCTGAACTTACTCCTCATAAAGATAGACCTTCTTGTGAAATTTCAGTAACAGTAATGTTTGGTAGTGATGGCACAAAATGGCCTATATATATGA